CAGACGTCACAGGTGCCCGCAAGGCCCTCGCCGTGTAGAAACATGGCCATATCGTTGCGAGCTTGCTCCTGCTCCAGAATGACCTCGGCAACGGTCTTGGTAATCGACCGCGCATCCGTGGGTTTGTTGTGCAGGCAGCGGTTGCAGGTATCAATGCGGTCCTGCGCCTTCTGGCGATCGACAGGCGTGCCGCCCTCACCTAGCCATTCTGCCAGGATCCGCGCTCCCTGAGCCGTCTGGCGCAATTTAGCGGCCGCACGAGCGACAGCCTGAAGTCCTTGGTTGTACATTCGTCGTGTGGGATGGAGTGGCCGCCATTTGGGGGAACCGCGCCCGAGTGTAAGCCTCCAGGTCAGAGATTGCCTGGTCGATTGTGGACGGAATGCTGTTCGCAACCCGATGCTGGTGAATCAGGTTGGCCATTTCGTAGAAACCGTAGTTTATGACATCCTTCGGGCTCCAGTTGGTCTTGGGCTCGTAGAATTGCCACCCGCCCGGAGGAAACGTCAGTCGGTTCATGGGTGAGGTTTAGAACGGCAGGTCGTCCGCGTCCAGATCAGGCTTCGGGGCAGCAGCGGCCGGTGCAGTCTCACGTCGCGGGGCTGGCGCGGCACCTTCATCGCGTCCCTTCAGGAACTGGAAGGTCTCGATCATGATTCGAGTGGTAGAGCGCTTCTCGCCGGTCTTCTTGTCGTCCCACTCTTCACGGGTCAGGCGCCCCTCAACCATCAGCGGGTGACCCTTCTTGACGTACTGCGCGATCGTTTCAGCCTGCTTCCCGAAAGCCTTGCACTCAGCAAAGTAAACATCCTCCTTTTCCTCGCCGGATTCAGTCTTCCAGCGGCGATTCACCGCCAAGCTCAGGTTGCAGACCGCCGTCCCCTTCGGGAGGTACTTGAGTTCGATGTCTCGGGTGAGGTTGCCGATCAGGATGACTTTGTTGAATGAGGCCATAAGGTTATGAATAGGTTAGCGAATGTTCAGACGCCATCGTGCGCCGCTTGTCTGACAGACGTGTCAGCCACTTTGGTGTCTGTCGCTTGACAATACCAACCCCCTGACCGCCTGCAATCTCAAAACCGTTTCGGCGCGCCATTTCGAGTGCGACCACGAACGAATCCCAGAGGTCAGGCGACCGGCCCATGCGCTCCTTGGTCTTGTTCTTGGGCTCAACGTCGATCAACCCGGTGCGGGCGATACCCCACTCGCGCATCGCGCCTTCCTCGGCCACTTCGCGGGGCAGTTTCCGCAGCTGCTTGGATTCGATCAACAGGCGCGACGAATACCACAACGCGGTGACCATCTTGCCGTAGGCCTCTCGTTCAGTCTTGGGATCTCCCTTTCGCACCGGGCGCTCGCTTGGCCGGCCACCGAACTCGATCGGAACAACCTCGGGGGACCACAACCGAGCAAACGCAGACATGAGCGTGCCGCGCCCCGTGGAGTCAAACCCAACACGCTCCGGTGAGATATTGCGCTGCTTGCAGTACAGCAAGACGTACTCGGCAATCTGCTCTTCGGCCTGCTGCGCCTTGACTGCGGTAACCGGGATAACCACGGGTGCCTCACTGAATGCTAGCACGATGCGCCCCGATGAATCCGGCCCGAACGTGAGGTCTGTCATTACGCAACGATCACCGCCGACGCCCGAGTACGCAGCGTCAATGCCGATGATTCTGGTGAGCTTGTCGGCACGTTCCCAGATTGGTTCGTCGAACGCCTGGTTCTGCTCGCACAAGGACATCGTGACCACGCGCCTGGTGCCGCCGTCCCGGGGCAGCACGCCAAGGTTCATCATCGAGAACTGCAACGAGTCGCGGCCGTAGTAATCGAGATCCGCCTGAATCTGCTCCGGCGTGATGATGCCCTTGTACGGGTTGGTGCCCTTGGGAAACTTCGCATTCGGCGTGTCGTACCCACACAGCTGGACAGCCACGCCACCGGGCGCCCGCGTTCTCCAGGTGCGAGTCTTTTCGAGGTACTCAAGCCCCTCCCAGCCACCGATGGTAGGGTGCGGCTCGCAGACCACGCCTAGCGCGTCGTTGCGGTCTTTCGGGTTGCCCATCGCGATCAGCTTGAACACCGGGTTCTTGCGGAGGTTGGCGACTGAATCCAGAAAGCCGCGCCCCATCAGCGACGCTTCATCCGCGATCAACATGACGCGGTCGTTCTTCAAGCCGACGTAGTTCGACAGACCCACGAACGTACCGCCGACCTTGCACGCAACACCGATGATGCCATCACGGAAGTCTTGCGCCTCGGCATCTTCATCCGAACTGGTCAGGATGAATCGGCTTTCAATCACGCGCCCCGGGAGCCACTCGCGCTTCGCCTTGGCCTTGTTGTGAAGCTCCTTGATCGAGCCCCAGATTCGCAGCTGGAGACCCTCACGCGTCGTTGACGACATGATGATCGAGGTGCCGGTTGGGTAGATGTAGAACGTGCAGAGTCCGAACGCTGCTGAATTGTATGTCTTGCCAGATGACCCCGGACCCATGATGCCGACCTCCTGGTTCTCGACGAATGTCTGGATCAGGAGATCAGACCAGTCGTGCCAGTCGAAGTGCGGCCAGAGCGCAGTCATGGCTTGGCGGAAGTGGTAGTATTTGCCGCGCCCGTACTTCACGCCTCCGTTTTGGATGTAGCCGCCGCGACGCACCATCTCAGCCTCGATCAGGAAACGGTCTTTTGTACGCCACGGTATAGACAAGTAATCGGGGCTTTCATTCATCTTGCGGGAATCATGGGTTGGCCTTTCAATGGCTTCAAGCGTCATGGTCGCCGAAAAAAATCGCATCGTTGATGGCCTCCTCACCGCTGAAGGCGGGGTGGATAGCGGTTTTTCGCCGTCACTGATTCAGCCCAACCAGCTGGCCTGGGCGGTCAACACGACTGTGCGCGGCGGGTTTCCCAAGGCGCGGCCGGGAATCTGGGTGAAGGGCCTGACGTTCGATGACCCGGATGTGGTCTACCAAGGCGGTTACTACAACCGCGCCGTCCGTGATTCTTTCCTGAACGGATTTTTTCAGGGCTGCGGCACCTACGTTTCCGATTCTGGCGCTCCGTACCTGTTCGCGTCGATCAGTGGCAAGGTCTACCAGATCGACATTCAGAACGGATTTAAGGTGACCGACCTGACTCCGATCGGGTTTCAGTTCACCGTTCTGACTCGTGGCCGTGCCAGCAACGTCGCCACCTACGTATGCAGCGCTCCGCACGGCCTGTCGCCCGGAATGGTCGTGCGGCTTCCAGAGCCCGTTGGTGCGTTTTTCCCGACCGGATTCTTCGGCGACTTCGTTGTGGATTCGGTGCCGTCACCGACCACTTTCACGACGTACTCACCCGGCATCGACGCAGGTCCGCTGCTGGGTCCACTGTTCGTTGGCTACCAGATGCTGGCGAACAGCCCGCAGGCGCCGCACGTCTACTTCCAGCAGGCCGAGAACTGGTTGATCGTGCAGGACACGATCAATGTTCCATACCTCTACAACGGTGCGACGATTCGCAGGGCCACTGGCGAGGAAGTCCCGACCGGCGGCCCAATGGCCTACGGCAAGGGGCGCCTCTGGGTCGCGAACGGCTCAGAATACTACGGCGGTGACTTGGTCTACGGCGATCCGGGCTACGGGCGCGACAGCGTCATTCGATTCACCGAGAACACGTTCCTCAATGAAGGCGGCGCTTTTGCAGTCTCCAACGGCCCGATCACTGGACTGGCGTTTGCCGCCAACCTGGACACGTCGCTGGGAGACGGCGACCTGCTGGTCTTCACGCCCACCGCGACCTACGCGTTCAACGCCCCGGTCGATCGGGATGTTTGGAAGGATCTCGATTATCCGATCCAGCGGTTCGCGTTGCTGAACTTTGGGTCGTTCAACCATGAGTCCATCGTGGCGGTGAACGGCGACCTGTTCTTCCGCGCTCAAGATGGCATCCGGTCGTTGATCTACGCTCGCCGAGATTTTACTGAGTTTGGCAACACACCGATCAGCCGTCAGGTCGTTAGGGCGCTGGCATACGACACTGAGTTCTACCTGACAGCCGCCAGTGCGGTGAACTTCGACAACCGGATGCTGATGACCATCCAGCCGCAGAAGGTCAACGGCCGTGGTGTCGTACATCGTGGAATGGTTGTGATGGATTTCGATCTTGTCTCTGGCATGGGACGGAAGCTGCCACCGGCGTGGGAAGGCGTCTGGACTGGGGTTGATATCCTCCAGATGCTGACGGTGCGAATCCAAAAGCAGGAGCGATGCTTCATGTTTGGATTGAACCAGGACTACATTGGTCTGTACGAGGTCACCAAGAACGGCCAGTTCGACTTCGATGGGTTCGATGATGCACCGATCGACTGGACCATTGAGACGCGCTCGCTGACTTTCGCAGAGCCTACCAACAAGAAGCGCCTGGTGAGCGCCGAACAGTGGTACGACCAGGTGATGGGCGACATCGAATCCAAGGTCTACTTCAAGGCCAACGAAGGCGAGTGCTGGCAGCCATGGGCAGAGTTCAAGGACTGCGCAAAGTACCGCAACTGCGAGCCCGGTGAGATTTCCTGCCCTCCGGCGGTGATCAACTGCCAGGAGGTCAAATACTACCAGCCGCCTACGCGATCGCGCATTGCCCTGCCGCAACCCCCGGACAAGTGCGACGTGCAGACCGGCGGGTTTACCAGAGATGGCTATGAGTTCCAACTTCGCTACGTCAACACGGGCCGGTTCCGCCTCAAGCGTGTGGCAATGGTTGCTCAACGCCTTCAGGAGGATATTTACGGCGACCTCAGTCGCGTCGCCTGTCCGCTACTCTCAGCATAAAATGCCTTCCTCAAACCCAGTCGATTACGGCGCCGATCCTTGCGGGCTGCGAAACAGCGCGTGGGCGATCAACGAATGCCTGTTTGCAGCCAAACGGTGTGATTTCCCGGTCGGCACGTTTCTGCTGGGATCGAGTCCGGGAGCGAAGATTATCGACCGCGTTCGCACCGGAGGTGTCGCGACGTTCAACACGGCGACGCCGCACGGGCTTGTTCTTGGGGAAAAAATCACGCTGTACGGTTTTACTGAGGCATCATTCAACGGAACCGGCACTGCACAGTTCGGGTTTGAAGTTCTCAGTACACCTACCCCAACTCAATTTACGGTCTCGATGCCGCTTCCGACATACCCGGATGCACCATTTGTCGCAGAAGACGGTTGGATCAACCTGATCGGAGGTGGTTACACCTCGTCATTGGTCATGGGCTACCCGCCTATCAATGGCGTGATTGACAACGTGGCGTTCACCGGCAAAGGCGCTGGGAAAACGATCCTGAAGTTTGCTGACAACACCTCTACGAAAAGAGGGGACACTTTCGGCTTCAACATCCAGATGCTGAAGACCCTCGGCAACTACACCGGAAGCGGAGTTGTTGGTGCGCCAGGTGCATATCCAGGGGTTCCATTGAACGCCCTGAACTGCAAGAACACCCTGATCGAGGGCATTACCTTCGACGGCAATTACGCGAACAACTCAGTCGCGGACATCAAGATCGTTTCGGTGAGCCGGACGAACGGCGTCAACACGTACACCGTGGACAAGCCGCTGTACGCACCTGGGATTCTGGGAACTCAGTTCTATTCCGTCGCGCCTCCAGCTTACAGCCCACCAATTTCACCTGCGCCGTACACAAACATCAGCGCAATCAGCCAGTACATCAGCGACGTGGTGACATCCGGCCCTGGAAATGACTCGTCATTCGTTGGGTTTGGAAGCATCACGAACGTGACTTCGCTTTCTTTCGAGCGAGACCTGCGCGTGGTGCTGATTAACCAGCGGCAGAATCAGTACAATTTTGTCACGTTCACAAAGCATCCGCAATGGAACTTCGGATTCACGGTTGGAAACACGATCACGGTGACTGGTTTCACCGATCCTGCTCGAAACGGCACTTTTACGGTCAACGGATTCATCGACGCGCAGCAGGTGTTTTGCACGCGAACGAGCCCCTACCTTCAGATTTTTTCGTATCAACGGTTGGCTGGTGTCGCGTACATCAAAGCAGTCATCGCGACCAACCTTCTGCCGGGCATGATCGTTCGGATTAGCAATGTGACCGACGGATCATTCAACGGCATCTTTACGGTTACAGGCATCGTATCGTCATCGGAGTTTACCGTCGCAAACGCTGGGGCTGATACCGCCATTCTTCCAGGGCTCAGTGGATCTCTGTTCCGAATCACGGAATTCCAAGTTATTGGCGTCGAGCGGATTTCCGGAGAAGTGATCTACGAACTGAACACCGATCACGATTTCGTGCCAGGTGACAAGGTCAACATTTCAGGCATCTCGATCCCGAGCTTCAACGGCACTGAGCTTCTTATTGCAAGCCCGATTCCGGCTTCAAACCAGTTCAAGGTTGCAATCGCTGGCGCAGACTTACCGACGCAACCTGAAAACGGCACCGTCTACAAACCTGTCAGCCAAAACGCCCGCGCTTGGTCGCCGACCGTCTATCCGGATGTTGGGCTAACTGCTCAGACAAATGCCGGCGTAAATTCACTCTACACGGTTGCTGGCATCAACCATGTCGGAGAGAGGGCTTTGATTCAGAACAATCAGTTCTACGACTTCGGCGTAGGCGTCGCAGATGCGGAGACGTTCCTGATCAAATCGTTCCTGCCGATGAACGTCAATGACCTGACGGCGGGCGCCAAGGTTCTCAACAACGATTTCAGCTACCAAGGGCGCAACTCGATCCAAAGCTCGCTGTACCCGGGTAACGCTGAGGCCAACACTCAGTGTGCGATTGGCGGCTTCTCAAGCCTAGTCAATCCGATCAACGTGGTGTCACGATCGGCTGGGGTGGCGACGTTTACCTGTGTGATGAAACACACGTTGCGGGCTGGGGACGTTGTTCCGGTGACGATAGGCAATTACGTTTTTGGAATCATCTCCGCTCAGCGGCAATCGAACATCGTTACGTTTACAACATCGCAGAAGCATTTCCTTGCACCTGGAAACACTGTTTTTGTTGATATCAGCAACAACTCGTTCGACGGATCGTTTTCTGTGGTGAGCGTCGTTAGCGACTTTACGTTCACTGTGGCACAGGTGGGGGTTGATGTTTTCCCGGCAATCGTGGTCACTGGATTCGGGGTCGTGAATCTTGGGTTCTCTGGATCGTTGACTGTCATATCAACTCCAGACGCATTCCGATTCACAGCAAACACAGGTGGCCCGGACGTGCTACCAGGCCTCTACCTCGACGGCCAGGTGATCATGCTCCGCAGCCAGCGCATCTTCGCCTCAGAGTGCGAGTTCAAATACAACCGCGTCCAAGGTGGTCCTGACGTGGTCAACCAGCAGAGCCCGGTCCATGCTATCACGGCCCGCGAAACCAGCGGGATGGACATCAGCTACAACAACTTCGATGGATTCAGGGGCACTTGCTTCTACGTCGATTCGTACCAGCACAAAGGCACTCACATCCATCACAACTCGGCGTTGAACGTCTCAGCGTTCATTGCACTGACAGTGCAGGATTGGTACACGCTGATTAAAACCGTCACGCCCCCAGTTCCGAATCCAGAGACCTACTCGACACTGATTGCAGCCCACAAGGACATGTTGATCGAGAACAACGATGTCCTTCTGACAGGCCCTGATTCTTGGTTCTTCCAGACCGCGTTTGCGCCGCTGGATGCGGTGTTCTTGGTCAACAACCACGACGTAAACAAGTCGGAGTATTACTACCCGACGGACTACCAGATTCCGATTACGGCCGCATCTCGCGCTGCTAACATCTCTACGTTCACAACTGCATCGCCTCACGAACTCCAGGTGGGCATGGCCATATCGACAGTCGGAGTCACCGACGGCACGTTCAACGGCGTCTTCACCGTTGCTAGCACGCCTTCACCCACGACATTCACGGTCGCAAATCCCGGCGGTGTTACATCGACCTCCGGCGGATTCCTCGGAATCAACAACCCAATCCGGTTTCCATGGGAGATCCGCCCTATCGGATACCAGCGCACTGGTGGGGTCGCCACGTACACGACGGACAAGGCGCACCAGATGGCGGCCGGCTATCACGCTACTGTGGAAGGCTTCAGTAACACCTCGTTCAACGATGAGGTGATCGTGACCGGCACCCCGACGCTCTACACCTTCACCTGCGCAAGCCCCGGACCAGACGTGCCGTTTACCTCCGAGACCGGAAATTTCTTCCGGTACGTCGATAACATCCAGATTGGCTGCAACACGGTCAGGCGATTGAGCGGAAACGGACTGGTGATAAACAACGGCGGCCGGTTCGGCCCTTCATTCCTCCAGGGGCGTCCTGTGCGCTGCGTTGCCCCGCTGGAGCAGTTCTTCTATTTCGATTGTCCCGAGGGCTGTTTAGCGCTTGAATGCGACCCAGGCCCGTGTAAGCCCAACGATTACGTTTACCGCATCTAGCCATGCCTGAGATCAACCTTACCGCCGGCGTGCTGCCGCCGCCTGCCTGCTTCGCATCCGAGCAAGATCGCTTGGACGCCTTCGCGGCCGCCATGATTGCGCAGTTTGCGACCTCGCCGGAATGGGCAGCAAACGCTGTGGCGCCAGCCAATCTCGGGCTCTACTGGTTGCGCCTTGATGCCAACGGAAACCCTGTCGAAGTACTGAAGTACAACACGACGGCACCGGCTGGCTGGGCACGGCTCACAACTCAGTTTACCTACGGTGTCGGCGGTGGCGCTGCCAACGTCTACACCGTGACGCTTTCACCGGCGTCGCCCGGAGTGAATCAAGCCTACCGAACCGGCGCGACCTACGCGTTCGGAGCAGCCTCTGCGAACACCGGAGCTAGCACGCTTTCAATCGACGGATTGGCGGCCAAGGCGATCACCAAGTACGGCACCGTGCCGCTTGTGGCCAACGACATAGTGAATGGCCAGATGTGCGTTGTCGTGTACGACGGCACACGCTTCCAGCTGCTGAATCCCGGTCTGAATATCGGCCCGGCAGCCTTCGCACCTGGAACGGATCGCCAGTTCCTGCGAACCAACTCGACGCCGGCATCGGTCTGGGAGTCAGGGTACATTACGCCGGTGGCAAACTATCAGGCCATCCCAGCAGCAGGATCGTCGGTCACGTTCTCGCACGGCCTGGGCGTCGATCCGTTGACGTGGGACGTGGGGATCATCTGCACGGATGCCGGTGGCGATGCGACGTATGCCTTGAATGATTACATACCGGTTGGAAGCATTCTGCGCACAGACCTTTCTCAAAGCGAACTGCGCATTACCTCGTATTCCAATGCCACGGTTATCGGCATGGTTCGCAACAACTTCGTTTCAGGGATTTACGTGAACGGAAAAACCACCGGAGTTTTGACCCTGATCGACGAAGCCAAATGGAAAGTCATGGCCCGAGCCATTCGCTGACATGAGAAAAACCCTCGCCCAAGCCAAGAATTCCACGATCCCGCAGGCTGTCGGTCTCGCCACCTGCGACGATCGTTTTCTCCAGTTGCTGAACGAGGCTCAGGCGCGCCTGGCAGACATGGGCAAGTGGTGGGGCACGTACAAGAAGCTCCGCGTCTGTGTCACCGCCGGCTGCATCACTTGGCCTCGCGAGGTCAAGACGATCGAGGCGATGAACGTCTGCGGGTACAACATCCCGATCCAGAACCAGTGGTACGAGTTCCAGACCGACGAGCGGGCGCCGCGCACCGGTTGCGGCCGTGAAGGCTGCGAGCAGGACCAGCTGCTGGATCGCGGCATGGTCACCCAGTTCCGGGATTCGGTCGGGAACTGCTACATCAGGGTGACGCCGCAACTGACGGCCGACGCCGGAAAGCGCGTGCTTCTCCAGGGGCTAGACCCTAACGGGCACCCGATCCGGACGCTGGATACGGTGACCGGCGAGTACGTGTGGGGCGAGTACGTTACGCTACCCAATCCGGCGGTGACCGCCTACGTTCAGACAGTAAACCTGTTCAAGCAACCGGGCCTTACCGGTGCCCAGAAGCCGTTGACTCAAGGCAGCCTAACGATCTTGGCGTACAACCCGACGACCCTTTTGCAAACCCAGATCGCCGTCTGGGGTCCGAGTGAGCAGAACCCGGAGTATCGCCGCACCTACCTGATCGGAATGCCTGAGGTCTGCGGCGGCACCTCCGGGTGCAATGCGGAAGCGCAGAACGACTGCATCGACCATGGCGACGGCTGCGTGCCAGCAGATGAGGCATGCACCAACACGGTCGTTGAAGCCATCGTGCGCCTGGACTTTATCCCGGCAGTCGTGGATTCGGACTGGCTGTTCATCGGCAATCTCCAGGCGATCAAGCACATGATGAAGGCCATCCAGAAGGAGGACCGGAATCAGTACACCGAGGCCGAGCGCGAGATCCAGCTGGCCCTGCGGAGCTTGCGGAATGAATTGGAAGCCTACAGCCCGAACGAGCGCACGGTGGTCAACGTGCAACCTTTCGGGTCTGCGAAGATTCAATATCGGTTTGGAGGGTTCATCTGATGGAGGTCGAAAAGCTCATCACGTGGTTGGAGTTTCTGACCGACGACGGCATCTGCTTTGATGACCGCCTAGATCGGTGGGAGGCGTTTGTCGCGGACAAGCCGCAGCAAGAGTGTCCGTTGAAACATACCTACCCCGTGGGGATGTACGTGCGGGAAATTTTCGCGCCAGCTGGGTCGATCATCACTAGTCGGATTCACAAGTTCGATCACCCGTTTTTTCTGATGAAAGGAAAGCTCACGGTGATCAGTGAAACCGAAGGGTTGGCGACATACACGGCGCCAGCACACGGCATCACCTTGCCGCAGACGCGACGGGCAATTTTGATCCATGAGGACACCGTTTGGATCACGGTGCATCCGAATCCTGAGAACAAAAAAGATCACGAAGAGATCAAAAACGACCTCACTTACATGAGGGACAACAAATACTTACCATGTCATTTGTAGGAACAGCTATTGCGGCAGGTGTGGCCACTGCTGGCGTTGGGATGGGGCTTCAGGCATCGTCTGCAAGCTCCGCACGAAGGCAGGCGCGCCAAGCCGCCGAGACGCCAGGACTGGATATTCCAGCCGTCATTGGCGAAGCCGAGCAGCTGGCTCCGCGCACGCGTGAGTTGGAATCACAGCGCACTGCGGTGACCCGCCAGCAGCTTCTCGAAAACCTCGGGCTTTCGATTCCTGGGTATGAGCAGGCGCAGGCTGCAAGAGCACAGAATGCTTTGGCTCTGCTTCGTGGCGAGCTTCCGCCTGACGTTGTAAGTCAGATCCAGCGCAAGAGCGCAGCCAAGGCGCTCGAGGGCGGGTTTGCTGGCAGCAAGGCGGCCCAGGGCCTCACTGCTCGCGACATCGGCAGGACCACGCTTCAAGCGCAGCAGGAAGGCGCTCGCCTATTCTCGGACATTCTCGGGACCACCCCGATGGCGCCGCTGGCGAACTACGAGTTCACGCCGCAGCAGCTGGCTCAGTTGCGCGAGCAGGAACGCATTTCTCGCATGAACGCGCTGGCCGGCGTGGCTAGTATGCCGTCTGCGGGTGGCGTCGTTGGGCAGGGGCTTGGGTCTCTCGGATCCGGCCTGACCAATCTTGGTTTTGCCCAGCTGGGGGCCAAGGGCACCGGCGGCGAAAGCGATCTGGTCTCGACTCAACGTAAACTCATGGGAGGCTAATTTATGGCAAACCCCTTCTCAGGACTCGAAAACATCGGGCAGTCGTATCTCGCAGGCTTGCAGCTGGCACAGCAGCGCCAGGCCAGGGAGGAAGCAACAGCGCAGCGTGCTGAAGAGGCGCGGATCAGGCAGGACTACTACAACCAGCTGGGTATCGAACGAAGGGCTGCACTCGATGAGCGCATCAAAGCTCGTCTCGATGCTGC